CATCTATTGAGATAAATGTTCCTAACTTTGGCATAGTTAATATTCCATTTGTTGTTAATTCGTTGAATGTATTCACAAGTGTTAACTTAGGAATTTCAACAGTTACTAACGACCCACTTCCTGATGGCATCTACTATCTAAAGTATTCAGTGGCTCCAGCAAACGTAAACTTTGTTGAAAGGACCATCATGCGTGTAGAGAGACTTCAAGAGAAGTTTGATGGAGCATTCATGAGACTTGACATGATGGAGTGTGATAGAGCAATTAAAACACAATCTAAGGTGGAGCTTACAACTATATCATTCTTTATTAACGGGGCTATAGCAGCTGCAAATAATTGTGCTACAGTTGAAGCAAATAGATTGTATCTTCAAGCTGACAAAATGCTGAACAATTTCTTAAGAAACAACTGTGGATGTTCAGGAAATAATTACGCAACAGTAACAACCTATTATTAATATGGCAAAGTGTTCAAGATGTGGAGCAAGTGTTGGGTGTGGATGCAATCTGAAAAATGGATTGTGTGCATTTTGTGCACAGAAGAAAAAAGATGAAATCACAGTTGTTCCACCATCAGATAAAAACTAAAAGATATGTTACAACCTAGATTAACATCTTGTCCTGAATGTGTTGATATTCCAACATTGTTAGGTGATATTGAATGCAAGATTACAGAAGTTGCAAAGAATCTTTACAACAACACTGTGTTTGCATTGAATATGCCTGTTCCATTTACAACATTGATAGATCTTCTAAACTATAGAAGGATCTTGACATATAAGTATTGTAACCCAGATTACGCTAGTCAATTTAGCGTATGTCAAATAGCTAGTAAAGTAAAACTTCTAAAATATAAATAAATGAGCTGCTCTAATTGCTTTAACGGATGCACAGAAATCATATCTGATCAGTGCGTAAGATATACAGGATTTAATATTCCTGCTCTTGGTATTTCAAATGGTGATACTCTTGCCCATGTTGAATTACAAATTTCAACATTCATAATAGATTTGTCTACAGGTAATGGGATTATTCCTGTTATCAATCCAGCTGATCTCTGCTCATTGGTGAGTGGGTTTCTTCCAGTGTCTGGTGACATTACACTTAATGATGTTATATCAGCATTGATTCGATCAATTTGCGCTTTAAAAACCAGTGTTACAGCAATTGAATCAACACTCACCACCCTTAATGCCAATTACACAATTGGATGTCTTACAGGTGTAACATCATCGTCTGATACACATGACATTCTTCAAGCAGCTATTAACAAGCTTTGTTCAACAGCTACTGATCTAACAGCACTAACACTTAATGTTACAACCAATTATGTTGAGCTGGCTGATTTGAATACGCTTATTCAAGCCTATTTGAATAGCATTGCTCCATCCAATTTGTACAAGAACAACATGGTACCATATATTGCTTATGAATACTATGGTCCTATTACAGGTTTTGATATTACAGGAGCAGGTTCTGGACAATTTATAGATGTGTTCTTGTGTAATGGTAGCAATGGTACACCAGATAAGAGAGGACGTGTTGCTGTAGGAACTACAGATGGTAGTATGGCTGGCTCAATTCCAATGAGTTCAATAGTTAATCCATCCACAGCAGGTAATCCAAGCTATTCACTATTTGGTGTAGCAGGTTTGAACAATGTAACCTTATCAGCTACTCAAATCCCTTCTCACACGCACACAGCTACAGCTACATCAACAGCTACTCCTCACAGTCACTTCATTGCTAAGAGTGGTGCTAACATTGGTGATTTGACAAGTACAAGTCCTCTTGACACTTTATTTGATGCAGGTAGTAATTATTCTTATAATCTTAAAAGTACGGCAGGAACTGCTGATCTAGGGCCAACTAACAATGCAACAGTAAATGTTACAACTAGTGTAGTTGTTGATGTAACAGGTGGTGGACTATCTCATAATAACATCCAACCTACAATTGGTGCGTATTACATCATGTATATCCCATAAAACTATGCCATTCAATACTAATTGCCCAGGATGCGGATCTTTAGGTCCATGTGGTTGCAGCGGTGATCATTGTAATTTTGTATCTTCTGAAAATGTTAAATATGTAGGTCCAAACCTGGCAGGAACAGGAATACAAAGCTGTGATGATCTCACAGTTGCATTACAGAAGATTGACAATGCAATTGCTCTTATAGAAGCACAGATTTCTCCAACACCACCTACAACTACCACAACTAGTACATCAGGTGCTCCAACTACTAGTACAACTAGTACAACAACTACAGGACCTGGATATTATGCTTGGTATTTAGGAGGACTGGCAAATATTGCAAATCCATGCACAGCAGCCATACTTCTACCTATATTGTATACATCTGTTCCTGTACTAGCAAATGGTGTAGTTTTATATACTAACACTGGTTTAACAACTACTTATAGTGGGTATATTTACATAACCAACTTGAGTACTAAGTGGACAGTATCAAGTGGAGGTGTGCTGAGTGCAGCAACTTCTTGCTAACTATTAAATCAAAAAGTGCATGTTCATATACATAACTCTTACATCAGCTGGAGCAGATTCAGGACCGTTCAACCTTTATTCAAATGTTGATGGGTATGTATCAGCATTTGCTACAAATGTTCCTAAAGCAACTTTATTAGCAGGATATGCTGTAACTGCTCCAGCTGGTACAACCACTGTAAGAATATTGAGTGATGGAGTGTGCACAAACTTTATTGACGTAATTGTAAGCACTACAACCACAACTACCACTACGAGTGAACCATTATAAACTAAATTCAAATAAACTCTACTTTATTGGTTTTGTAGGTTTTCTCCCAGACATTAAATGTCTGGGAGTTTTTATTTGGAAAAATGATTAAATTTGAGTAGATATAACTCTGAAAATCAGCAACACAAGATGTCAACATTAAGAAAGCTAGTCTCTGACGTTAGGAGCACGCACAAAATCATATCAACAGATAGTCTCATCACAGACAGAGCAATTGCGTCTGAGGTGCGAAATAATGCACTATTGTTGATAAAAAGAGAAACCAATCTTAGAAAACTCTGGGCAACAGATACACTTTTTACAACAATTCCATGTTTGGAAATGTGTGAGGTTCCCATCTCAGAATGCTGTGATTATGCAGATCCTTGTTCTGTTGCAAGGTCAACATATCAACTTCCTAGAATATCTGAAGGAAATTATCAATACGTTATTCAAGGTGTTTATTCAATAAACGCAATGTCTGGACAAGGCACTAAGATAAAAGAGATAACTGTCAATCGTTATCTCAACCTATTAAAACTTCCTGTTATTAAAAAAGAACAGTATTTCTGGATTTCAAATGGTTATCTTTATGTCAGCAATCCAGCATTACAGGCAGTTAGGTTTGTAGCTCTTTTTGAAGAAGATATACCTAACGACATCATGTATCCTGAATGCGGATGCGGAACTCCAAGTTATACAACTGACCAGCTTTGTCAGAACCCTCTAGATAAAGAGTTTGCTCTTCCAGGATACTTGGAAAAGCAAGTGCTAGACTTAACTTCACAGAAGCTTCTACAGAGCTATTTCAATCTGAAGACTGACATGACTGATGATGGAATAGATGGTCAATCACCAAACTCACCACAATTTAGATGAGAGTACCAATAGATTGGCGAAGTGCCTCAAAAGAAAACTACAATAATTTCAAGAGTGAGAAACCTGAAATAAACCTCTCTTTCGATGACTGGAAGAGAGTTGTTTATGGTTTTAATGAGATGTTTGTTGAACACATGCTTGAAACAGGGGAGAAGGTAAAACTTCCATGTGGAATAGGAGACTTTGCAATCAACAAAAAGAAAAGAGTGAAGACCACAGTGGTCAACGGTAAAGAGTATATAAATCTTCCAATCGACTGGAAAAAAACTAGAGAGAAGGGAAAATACATTTACAACTTCAACTACCATACAGAAGGTTATTATTTTGGATGGAAGTGGTTTAAAAGATCTTGTAGATTTAAGTTTTCTGATTTGTGGTTATTCAAACCAACGAGACAAAACTCTAGATTGATTAACCACTATCTGAAAGTTGACGAGAAGTATCAACATATTTATGCAACATGGAATCGTAATTAAAGATGAGCTATTACTATAAATTTAACTTCGTAAGCCCAGATCCAATCTACTCCACTGTCAAAGAAGAATTGAAAAGCTACTTTGACACAGGTGCTGTGGATGATTTGTTATTCCCCACCTATCTAGATAAATGTCTTAGAAAGCTGGGAAGAGCTACATACGTGATAGCTGAGACAGCTCTTGTTGTTGATAACTTTGAAGCAAGACTTCCAGACAACTTTTATGCTGTTCGTGAAGCATGGATGTGTACAGTGATTAATGGCTTCCCATATCAAACAGCCAATTCATTCTATTCTCAAGCATCTACACAAACCACTATACAAGTAAGTCCAATCACTACAGCTTGTTCTACTGAAAGCCCTTGCTGTGGAAATGTAGGATGTGATGGCTCTTGCATGCCTGAGTTCATGCAAACTGTCTACAAGACAAACAATGAGACAGCAATGACCTACCAAAGACAATATCTTCTAAAGCCAGGAAACATTTCTGCAAGAGGACATTGTGATGTTAACTATACAGAAAACTGGGAAATGTATGGTCAAGGAGCTGTTCCAATTCATAACTTTACACCAGGTTCATCAGTATATGATTCATTCGATATTAGAGACAACAAATTCGTTACGAATTTCAGAAATGGTGTTGTCCATCTTGTTTTCTATGCTCAAGATTACGACAGTCTTGGAAACCAGCTTATTCCTGATAATTATCGTATTAGAGAATATCTAGAACACTTTATTAAATACAAAGTGTTTGAGATGTTGGTTAATCAAACCAATGATGAAACCTTTAATCAGCTTCAGCAAAAACTTGTATACTATAAAGGACTTTCTGACGAAGCATTCATCATGGCGGACATCGAAATCAAGAAGCAAGATGTTTGGACTAAGCAGCGTAGAATAAGACAACAATTGAATAAATTTGCTATGTACGAGCTTCCTAACAGAACAAATCGTTGGGGATACAGAAGAAATAATTAATACTTATGGCAGACGAATTAGACAAAATAAAACAGATCATCAATGGTGATCAAGGTAACGTCAGACAAGAGTATAATAATGCTACCACAGGATTGAATCTTGATCAGTCACTGAATCAAATTCAAAAGGGGAGGCTAACGTATGCTCTTAACGCTGCTGTTGAAAACTTTGATTCTAATTCTGTAAACTATCAGAATGAATCTGGTAACGAATTCTGCCTTCGTGTACCTGAAGGATTTGTTGTTATAGGTGAACACTTAATCGTAGAAAAAAACAAACACATATTCTTCATTACAAATCCCTCCACAGGAGATAGTCAAATTGGCTACATGGATAATAATGATTGTGTTTACAGAGTGTTAGTAAATGCTCCTTGCTTAAACTTCAACATCAATTATCCTATACATAAAGTTGTCCACAGAATCACAAACTGCAATACAGAGATTTATTGGACAGATGGTTATAATCCTAGAAGATACTTAGACATTGATGACATTCCTAAGATATTAAGATCAGGAAGTCCTCTTTGCAGCCCAATCTATACGGATGATCTTGATTGTAATCAACTCAAGCTTCAGCCTAATTTTAATATTCCTGAGATAGTAATCACTGACGTTGTTAGTGGAGGAAACCTTATTTCTGGTACATACCAGTTTGCTATTCAGTATTCTGATCCAGCTGGTAATCCATTCACATCCTACTATTCAGTTACTAATCCTACACCTATTGCTGATGAGTTCATTACATCAGTTAATTTCAACTATCCTGTAGGAAAGTCTATTGTTGTTACTATTGACAACCTTGATACAACTGGGCAGTTTGAATATTTCAATCTTGCTGTAATCAAAACAATCAATGGTGTATCATCTGTTGATCTTGTTGGTACATACTTTATTGACAACAGTATTAGACAGATCACATATACAGGGCAATCAACAATTATCCTAGACATTGCTGACATCTTTGAGAAGTTTCCATTCTATGAGATTGCTCAAGACTTAACAGCTGTACAAGATGTTCTTGTATGGGATCAGCTAACATCTATTGATAGAATCAACTATCAACAAATTGCTAGCCAGATTACATTTCAATGGGAATCTTGGAGAATTCCTCCAACAGAAAACTATGCAAACGAAATAAACGCAACGAATCTGAGAGGATATCTTCGTGACGAAGTGTATGCTTTTGAGATAGTGTTCCTTCTAAAAAATGGAAAACAGACAGATGGTTTCCATATTCCAGGAAGAGCTATTACATCATACGAACAATTATTACCAAGAATTCCTGATACAGATCCAGACTTTATAGGCAACCCTGACCCAGTTACACATGATTCACCGTATTGGAAGATTTATAACACAGCTTCTGTCACAGGGTTCTCTCCAGAATATTCAACAAATGATGCTTACAAAGGACCATATCAATTTGGCGAATTTGCCTATTGGGAATCTGCTGAAGAATATCCATGCAACACAGACGTGTGGGGGAACCTTGCAGGACAAAAAATCAGACATCACAAGTTCCCAGATGTAAACATCTCACCTATTTACGAAAGTAAAGTTTTCTCTACGCCACAAACAATGGTGATGGGAAATGATGCTGTCTTTCCTATTGGTGTAAAACTTGATCCTTCTCAAATACTAAATCTTATTCAAGTATCAAATCTTACAGATGATCAGAAAGCTGACATTGTAGGATTTAA